TGCCGCTGGTGACATATCTTATGCCAAAGCTGGAATGGTATGCAGTAGGAGAAAAAAACAAAATAGAAATATTGCTAAAATACGTGACTCACATCGGTAAAAAACGTAGCCAGGGGTTTGGACGAGTGGTACGTTGGACAGTCGGGGAGTGGCCGGAGGATCTTTCTTACCTCCGGGCCATTCCCGATGAAAACGGAGATGTTGAAATGGGTATTCGTTCACCATATTGGCTTGCGTGGCAGTGGACGAGAGTATTAATACCAAACGATCGGAGGTTAGCATGCAATGCAAATCAAACAGTTTAAATTAGGTATTAGTGCAGCCGCTTCCTGGGCCTGGGGAGTTAGTTTGGGCGTGAGCTTTAGTATTTTAAAAACTATGGGCTTACATTCTTTTCTGCCATGGGCGGTATGTAACATTTTATCACTATTTATTTATGGGGCGTTCGTAAGAAAATATCCGGGTTATATCAAATTAAAGAATAGTATATTTATCAAATTAGCTATGATTGGGATACAAATATTTTGTATATGGATTAATATTAGGATCATGGCAACTTATATTGGCAACGGATGGGCAACTACTGTCGCGACCATAATATTTCTTCTGACATATAAATATAAATTTAAGTTTTCTGTTGAAAGTGATCAATGGCAATATTTAGCTATGGTTGGTGGATTGGTGCTTGTTATTTTGACAGGCAAATTTAATCTTAATGTTTTAAATTATCAGCCGGTTAATGTTAGCTGGGTTGTATCTGCTTGTATAGGATTGATGGCCGGGCCATTTCTCGACGGCCAGCAATTTCAACGTGCAGAAAGGATTAAAGGTGTCAATCCGTGGCTTTTGGCATCTTTGGCTTTTGGCCTATATTTAAGCCTGGTATTTTTCGCCTTTCTATCTCAAGGCGCAATTTCACAAATATTATTTGCGATTATAATCATAGCCGTGGCAACGTCGACACTCGATTCATGTATTGCGGCATTGCAAGATCTATCTGGTGACATATTGGCAGTTGTTATATCCGTTGCCGCATTATTTTCATGGCCATTATTTGCAACTAAAACAGCGACGCAGATATGGACATGGTATGCGACGGCGCGGATATTTATTGTTATGCCGATGATTCTTTACACTGTCTGGGGGTATAGGAGATGGAACAATGGCAAAAAGATCAGTATTTTATGACAGCGTTATTACCAAGATTTAAGCGCCGCTTGGAAGAAGCGCAAAATGCGCTTAAACAAGCGATTAAAACATGCCGAAATCCAGCAGTTAGTTTTAGTTTTGGCAAAGATAGTCTTGTTTGTGTGGATATTGCAAGGCAGATTAAGCCGGATATATTGATTATAAATATCGATCGGGGTCAAGGCGGAGATTTAGAAGAAGCTGTTGAAATGTATGATAATTATGCGCAAAAGTATAAATTGAATTATCATCGAGTTAAAACGCCGAAAGAAATTTTTGAAATATATCGGGAAGCAGGCGGGTTAAGTAATATCAAACGTGAAATTTTAAAAAATAATTTAATGGCCGGTATAAAGAAAGCAATTAACGAATTTGATATAGATTGTTTAATATTTGGTTTACGAGGAGAGGAAAGTTTAGGCCGAAAATACAGTGGTAAATATGGATTGTTTTATTTTTCAAAGACGGAGGAAATATGGAAATGCCGACCGGTTTTTGGTTGGAAAGGGGAGGATGTCTGGGCATACATAATATCTCATGATTTGCCTTATTTGCGCTGGTATGATTTAGAGGCTCCATTTGTTGGATATGAACGGGCGCGGTATTCAAATTGGGCAGGGATATATCAGATAGAACGAGGCAGATTTGTGAGATTGAAAAAGAATTATCCTAAAGAATTTAATCTGCTATGTTCTATTTTCCCCGAAGTATCGATGTTTTGTTAAAAAAATCACGTTCCATACAAATTCAATACTACAGAGGGTATGTTTCTGTGCTATAGTGGTATCAGAGAGAGCTATCCGAAAAGGATGGTAAAAATCAGGTTATCTGTTTTTCCATACAGGGAGCTCCCCACTCCTCCGCTTAAAAATATTTTAAAAGGAAATAGCAGTAATGAAAATAAAAATTGATTGTATTATTAAATTCCCCAAAGAAATAAATACTGCACGAATTATGAGTGCTATTATAGACGGGATTCGAATGATGCCGGAGGGAAAGCAGATTCAAGTTGAGGAAATAAAATTTAATTCAGAAAAATAACATATTAGGGAACATTAAAAATGAGTTTATTTCATGATTTTAAAGTACGTGTTAGAAAACGAGAAATAGTTGACTATATTGTTCCAGAGCGTCTTGTTGATGCCAGACAAGCCAGGGGTTTAACTTTGGAAGAAGCTGCTGAACAATTAGGAATTGATTTAGGTACATTATGCATGTACGAAAATGGGCATTGGGAAATTCCGAAAGAAATTTTATTTAAATTAATGAGTGTATATAAGTTTCCGGCAGGTTATTTTTATGTGGCAATTTGGGAGCGAGTATAATAGGATGTGTGAAAACCGGGTGACCACAATGCTTACGGGTTGATTTGTGGATGAACCGGTGGGTCTGCATGAAGATTAAACCCGATGCAATGCAGGAGGCCGCAGGAGAAAGCGGTAAAAATTTATTTTTTTTAGAGGGAGGAGAAAAAAGAAGTGATTTTAATTGACACTTTAGTCGATAACCAAGTAGAAATAGACGGTAAATGGTATATAGCAAAACCTATCATATGGAATTCATTAAAAATTCGACTTAAAGATGCTTGGATGGTTTTGTTAGGTAAAAGATATGCAGTATGCTTTAAACAAGAACTGAAAAATGTTAGGAGAACCAGTATAAGGTGATACGGTGGCGGAATAGGTAGACGCTGGTGGAGGTTAGATAGCGCATTAAGGAATGTGTCAAAGGGACTTAGACCCCTATCTAAGTGGTTTGCGTTATCATGCAAGGTGCAAATCCTTGCCCGTATCACTATAATAAAATGGTTTCACTGATACACCGAATGGTGGGTAGGTGAGTAAACCCCCGAAACTAAAAAATGTTAAGGGACCATTATGTGATACGAGCCATAGTCCTAACTGCCCGGTTACAGGTGACTGTCGCGGAGGTGTATCGTGACCCGTATCACAAGATGAGTCTTAGGTTCTGGCAAAGCTCCGGGCAATGTTTGGGGCGCGAAACTCCAATCCTGTCATAACGGCAGGGTTTTTCTATTGGGCAAGAACGTGCTGGGCAATCGAACACGAACACAAACAACACGAACACAAACAACACGAACACAAACAACACGAACACAAACAACACGAACACGAACAACGAACAAGGAGGTGGCCCGGTGTGCCGACTGGATATTCTTCCCGGTGCAAGGTATGCAACAGTCAGCGCCGGGCTGAAATAGAAAAATGGTGCAAAGAGGAAGGTCTTAGTCCCAGAGCCGCATCTGTAAAGCTGTTTGAAGATCATGGGGAAAAAATAAGCCACCAGTCCATCTGGAAACACATGAATGAACATTTTGACATTAAAGCTGAAGTTAGGGAGCAGTACTGGAAGAGCCAGGAACAAATGCAACAGCAGGTCAAGAAAAGGCTGAGTGACGTTGAAATATTGGATGCTACTATAACGGATAACTATGAACTTAGTCGAGCAACACAAGCTTGGCTAAAAGACCTCATTAAAGAGAGGAGAAATCCGCCACTTGCACTGGTCCAGCTACGGGAGAAGTTGCAGAGCGAAATACGCCAGGCAATGCGAACACGGCAAGAACTTATCGGTGATGACCCGCAATCCCGTTTGGTCGACGCTTTTCAATCACTTTGGGATGATGATGATGATATGGACGGTTGAGCAACAACGGAAGGCCAGAGATGTGCTTAAAAGGTGTCGCAATGATAAAGTTTATTTCGCTGAAAAGTTTCTAGGCGTGGTTTTGGAAGAAAAACAGTCCAAGGCGGTTAACTTGGGTGGCAAGGTCTCAGTAAAAGTAGCTGGCCGACGCTTCGGTAAAACTTTAACTACCTTGGTGGATATACTTCATGAATGCGCCACTAAGCAAAAACAGCGCTGGTATATCACGGCTCCCAGTATGGATCAGGCGAAAATATATTTTAGCGAGCTTGAGCAGCGGATGGAAAACCCGCTGCTTTCCATTTTGGTGCCGGGGAAAAAATTTAAGTGGTCTCCTTTTCCGAAAGTTGAACTTATCAACGGGAGCCGGATTATGGCGCGGTCTACTGCCCGGGACGGGGTTTATCTCCGAGGTAAAGGTGCGGATGGAGTTGTCATTACCGAAGCTGCATTCGTAAAGGATAAAGTTTATAACGATGTCATTAGGGCTATGGTTCTAGATCGGAAAGGGAAAATCCGGGCTGAAACCACACCTAACGGTAACCAGGGATATATATATCAGCTCTATCAACAGGGGTTAAATGATGCCAGTGGTTACTACCGAAGCTTTCATGCCACGGTTTTCGATAACCCCCGTCTGGATTTGGAAGAAGTTGAACGAATTCGCAAAGAAGTTCCTGAGTTAGCTTTCCGGGTAGAGTACTTAGCGGAGTTCATCGATGACGATACAATAGTTTTTCCTTGGTCAGTTCTCCAGCACGTGTTTGAAGATTATAGACCTGAGGGCGCGCGGGAGCAAGGCCATGTATACAGCATCGGTGTGGATTTAGCAAAATATCAAGATTACACGGTTATAACAGTATTGGACATAACAATGACACCATACAGGATCGTCGAGTGGTATCGCTACCGCAGCAGGCTTTACGGTGATATTGTGGCCCAAGTGAACAATCTGCAGTCAAAGTATGCGGCTAAGGTTTATCTTGATGCTACGGGCGTAGGCGATCCTGTAGCGGAGCAGGTACAGGACTGCGTGCCGTTTGTATTCACGCAACGCAGCCGAGAGGAGCTTATTTCAAACTTGATGATCCAGGTCGAACAAAAAAAGCTGCTTCTACCGACAAGTAATACAACCATAAGGGATGAGCTTCGATTTTTCCGGCGGGTACGACGTGGAATGAACGTACGGCCCGAAGCACCGGAAGGTCGGCATGACGACTGTGTGATGAGTCTGGCATTAGCATGCTGGGCAGTAAAGTCTGGCATGCAGACGCCGATTCTCTCGCCTGTTGGCATCGACGGTGAAAGCCGCTGGAGGCGATAAAAGTTGGCTAAAATAG